CTTTGCTGCCGCAGTTACAGGAGCAGCGCTAAAGGCGGGAACGTCCAGCACTACTGCTGTGCTCACTACCCAGACACAGGGATTTGGCGGAAGAGTTGGCGCAGCCAACGAAGCCGCTGTTTTTGTCGGGGGGACAGTAGGCAACAAACAGGGACAAGGCACTGCTACTACAGCAGCAAGCCATACGACCCTTGCTTCAGGCTCAGGAACCAAGAGCGGCACTACAGCCGTCAGTGCTTCCTTTGTCGTTGCCAGCACAGGCTTCCAGACGCAGAATTTGTCGGGGGACGCAGATACAGCAGTTGCCTTTGCTACCTCTAACACGGGAAGCACTGCACGACAGGGCACTGCTACAGCGGGTGCCACGTTCACTACGGCCACTACTGGTGCCGGTGAAACGCAGGCTTCCGGTAGCGCTTCTGCCAGTGTTTCCTTTGCCGCAACGGTACAGGGCACAGCAGCCAAGGCAGGCACAGTCACTCAGACGAGTGCATTTGTCGCTGGGGTTACTGGTGAAGGCTCAAAGGAAGGCACAGCAGCTACAAGCTCTGTGTTTACTACAAGCCAACTACCCGGCACCCCAGAAAAAGCAGGCAGCACAACTGCCAGTGTGTCGTTTGTCACTACTGCCTCAGGCGCAATCGGCCTAGAAGAAGCAACAGGTATTGCCTCTGCCACGGTGGGATTTGTCACCCAAACAGCAGGCACAGGAGCCAAGTCAAGCACAGTAGCTGCTGCCGTAACCCTTGACGTAAGTAGCCAAGGGGAAAGCGCGTACTTCGGTACGGCAAACACGGTAGTGACCTACACGACTAGTTCGGTTGGTAGTGGCGAGACAAGCGTGACAATCCTAGCCGAGGAATTCAGCACAACCACACGGCTCTTGTCTGCTGGTGGCGTAACGGTAACAGGTGGATTCACCACCACAAGCCTTATGGAGGTCTTGCCCATGGCAGTACAGACGACCTACGCAGCACTGCCGGACACAGAATTGGCATCAGTCAAGTATCTGCGTTCAGTCATGGCAGTGGCCCTGATGGTCAACGGACGGGTTTACACAAGCGTCCCAGCCAATCCTACGTACCCACTAGTGAGCTTGGTGAGGGTGGGCGGAACCGTGCGAGCGGACGCAACGCTTGACAGGGCAACACTACAGATTGAGTGCTACGGCAATAGTCAGTACGAAGCAAATGAGCTTAGCCGGAAGGTGATTGCTGCTCTTGCTGGTGCAGCCGGTTGGAGGGGATTGGGAATGACAATCACTACAACTGACCCAGTTTCAGGAATGCTATACCTACCCGACCCAGAGACAAAGCAACCCCGCTATGTCCTAGACCACGACCTTTACGTGCGTAACGCCTAGTACGATACTTGCGTGGTCACTGGGTAGGACCTGTACAGAAACACAAATGCACAGCAAGTGCATGCAAAAAAACTCACCCCAGACGAAAGGGGTAACAATCGGGCACAAATGCCCAAGGAGACAATACACATGGCGACAAACTCAAGTGAAATTCTAGTTGGGGCCAATGGCTCCGTCTTCGTTGCCCCTCTCGGGTCAACGGCACCTACTGACGTAAGCACCGCACTGGACGTTGCATTCATCGACCTCGGTGCAGTAAACGAAGAAGGCGCTTCACTGAACAACTCAGTGGAAACCAGCCCAATCGGTATTTGGCAGGACTTCTACCCTGCCCGCACGGTGGTGACTGGACGTGGATTTTCCGTGTCCTTTGCCCTGAGCCAGTGGAACGCTGACACGCTGAAGCTTGCCTTCGGTGGTGGAACGGTCACTGACGACCTTACTGTGGCTACATACGTGCCACCTAGCCCTGAAGTTCTTGACGAGCGCATGCTTGTTCTTGAATGGCAGGACGGCACCCGCATCTACCGCTTGGTGATTCCCAAGGGCATGGTGCAGGAGGGCGTAGAAACCTCCCTGACCCGCTCGGACAACTCTGAGTTGCCCATCACATTCGCGGCAGCAAGCGATGGCACCAATCCGGTGTTCTCGCTTCTGACCAATGACGCGGCCTTCATCGCGTAACAAACACATGGTGCCCCCGGCATTTTTGGCCGGGGGCACTAAACAACAGACATAGCCCCCAAGGAGCCTGCGAATGAACTTCGACCTAGACGCTGCACGCGCAGCACGAACGGAAGCAACCAAAGAAGAGAACACCTTCACCTTTGAGGGTGAGACATACTCCATCCCCCCGGAAATTCCGTGGAAGGCATGGAAGGCACTTGTCCGCAACAAGACTGACGAGTGCATGGCAGAGGTGCTTGGCAAGGACAACTGGGCACAGATTACCGAAGACGCAAGTACCGAAGACGTGAACGCACTGCTTGACCACATGCTTGAAACATGGGGCCTCAAGGGTGACGGCGAAGAAAAAGACAGCAAAGCAAAATAACCCGCCTGTGGTGGACGCTTGAGTGGTATCACCCATACCTAGAAGCGGACTTGCTGCGCTACTACAGCATTGACCTACTAGACCTGTACAGGGGCACGTTGAGTGTCCGCAGGGTGGCTGCTCTTGTTGAGGGTCTTCCCCATGACTCTAGCTACACACAGGCCGTAATCAAGGCAATCAAGAACTCCCCGAACGGGCCAAAGCGCAAGCAGGCCAGTGAAGTAGACATGCTGAACTTTTTCGGGGGGGCAGTAACACATACACCAACAGAAGAAGGGGATACACCCAAGGAGTAAATCATGGCGACCGAGTTCGGACGCGGGGAGAGTAGACAATGAGTACGGAATTTGGCCGGGGCTACGTAGGGATTGAACCCGACTTCGACGGGTTCGCCCAGAAGGTAGAGAAGGAAGTCAATTCCGCAGCCAGCAAGGCATCAAAGGTTGCCGAGAAGGCCATTGACCTTGGGGGCAAGCTGACCCGCAACCTTACCCTGCCAATCGCGGCAGGGTTTGGGCTGGCCATCAAGTCTGCCAGCGACCTAGAACAGTCCATTGGGGCTGTTGACGCTGTATTTGGCTCAGCCGCTGAAACAGTGAAGGGAATTGCTGAGGGCGCAGCAGAAGCCCTTGGCCTGTCAGAGGCAGAGTTCAACGAGTTCGCTTCCGTTGTGGGTGCGCAATTGCAGTCACTGGGCTACAGCGCTCAGGAGTCTGCTGTACTCACAGAGGGATTGATTTCCACAGGTGCTGACCTTGCCGCGCAGTTTGGTGGCTCAACGTCAGACGCTGTGGCTGCTCTGTCCTCTTTGATGAGGGGGGAGCGTGACCCAATCGAGAAGTACGGTGTGTCCATCAAGCAGGTGGACGTGAACAGCCGTATTGCTGCACTTGGGTTGGACACATCAACTGCCGCTGCCAAGAAGAATGCCGAATCTCAGGCAACCCTGTCCTTGCTGACTGAACAGACAGCAAGTGCTCAGGGTGCATTTGCACGTGAAGCTGGCACTGCTGCTGGTGCCTCACAAATCCTGAGGGCGCAGGTAAAGGACTTGGGCGCTGAATTCGGGGAGAAGCTACTTCCCGCCGCTGGCTTTGTCCTAGAAGCGGCCAGTGGCCTTGTAGACACCTTCTCGTCAATGCCAGAAGGCACACAGAAGGCCATCATCGGAGTTGGCGGTCTGGCTGCTGCCCTTGGTCCCTTGCTGACCGTATCGGGCAACGTGGTCAAGGCCTTTGGGGCCATGCGTACCGCAGTGCTTGCCTCTGGTCCGTGGGGCATTGCGATTGCTGGTGCCGTAGCCGTGATTGGCTACCTCGCCCTAGAGAACAACAACGCAGAGCAACGTGTGGGTGAACTGTCTGAAACCATCAACGGGCAAACTTCCGAACTTACCGACAACACGAGGGCGTGGGTCGAGAATGACCTTGCCGGGGATGGTGCAATTGATGCCGCCAACAAAATCGGCATCAGTAAGGATTTGCTGACTGACGCTATCCTTGGTGAGGGTAACGCAAGGGACATAGTAGAGACAAAGATTGCGGCGGAGGAAACCGCACTGGCAGCACTCTACGACACAGAAGAAAACGGCGGGATGGATTACGTCAACAAGGCCCGCGACTTGGACCAAGTTACGGATGCGTACTATGGCGGCACTGAAGAAATCAAGAAGGCTACGACTGAATCCGAGCGTCTGGCAAGCATTGACCAGACACTAGTGGCGACCGAGAGCCTACTGCAAGACAAGATGGTTGACGGAAAGCCTGTACGTAAGGGCTTGGCTGACGCCACCGGGGGGCTGGACGAAAAGAACCGTGGGCTGAATATTGCCTACACAAACGTGGCCAGTTCTGTACAGGGCGTAATTGACAAGGAGCGCACTCTTGCCGCCGACAGGCGCGCAGCAATTGACCCAGCCTTCGCGTTTATCCGAGCGACAGACAGGCAGACGACAGCGCAGGAAGCCTACACAACGGCTGTCGATAAGTACGGCGTGGAATCAGACGAGGCAAAGGCAGCCTCCCTTGACTTGGCGGCAGCCAACTTGGACGTGGAAGACGCAGGCATCGCGGCTGCTGCCTCCACGGAAGACTTTGACGCAAAGCTTGATGAGTGGGTCCGCACGGGTAAATTGACCGAGCAACAGGCCGATGACATTCGCGAATCCTACGAAGACGCCAACGCGGAAGTTAGGAATGTGCCGTCTGTGGCGAAGACGCGCCTCGACCTAAACACTGCCACCGCAATGACCAAGCTACGTGACTTCAAGAATTCGTACTCAAACATCCAGAACCGCTCAATAACGCTGACCTACAACGAGCGCTATGGCACTATGGTGTCAAGACGCACTAGTGGTGGCGGGCCGGGTGGACGATTCACTGAGAAGGCCGATGGTGGACCACTTGACAAGGGCGAGCTAGCGCTAGTTGGTGAAGAAGGACCCGAGTTCTTCGTGCCTCGTTCAGCGGGGACGATTATTCCTGCCCCCGAAACAAAGCGGGCCTTGGACAACGCCAAGGACCAAGGCACGACCCTAACCACAGGCAAGTCGTCCACAGAAGTGAACATGAACTTCAACGGACCAGTTGACTCCCACAAGACATACCGGGAGTTGGAGTGGATGCTTCGCTACGGAGTAATTCAGGCAACAATGGTCTAGGGTACGCAGGCTTAAGGCCACACAAGGCCGTGTAACAAACCCTGTGGGTGGGGTACCCCATCCCACCCACACAATAAACAAACGGCTTAGGCGGGCACACAGAGCCCACAGGGAGGACACAATGGCAGGAGCACGCTGGAAGTTCGTGTTGGACGGTGTAGAGCTGTCCACAGACAACACATACGCAGGGCACATTCTTCAGGAGCCTGACGGACTGGGCATGCCTCAGTTGGAGACAGGTGACGTGTCTTACCCACGTATGGATGGGGTAACGCACTTCAACGACTGGTACGGGCCACGCATTGTGACCTTGCCAGAGGTTCGTGTGATGGCTACCAGTGCAGCAACAGCACAGGGCGACATTGGCGCTGCTGAGGTGACTGGCCGTGTGCAGGAAATCAAGCAGGCATGGCGTAGGCGACAAGAAGACACCGTGGCCTACGTGACCATCAACGGCACAGGTCCGTACGCCATGATTGGCAGGCCACGTCTTGCCAATGTGGACTACTCAGAGTCCCGTAGTGGACTGGTGTCGCTGATGCTGCGCTTTGACGCTGTGGACCACAGGCTTTATCTAGTGGACACTGACGTAGACGGAAACGCCGTGGGCATGGCTGTACGTAACAAGACGGTTGGGTTGACCACCTTTGACGGGGGACGCACCTACGACAAGACCTACGACTACACGTATGGGGCTGCTGGCGTTGCTGGCACTGAAGTGCTTGTTGACGGCTCAGACTTTGTGCGCCCAACAATTACGTTGCGTGGACCATTGACCACCCCACAACTACAGAACGTGACGACTGGACAGACTGTTGGCTACAACGGCACTGTGCCAGCCAACAAGACAGTAATCATGGACCTAGGCGCTAGGACGGTTCAACTGAGTGGGGCCAACCGCTATCACCTTGCCACGGGAGACTTCGTGAACTTTGGGATGGAGGCAGGCTTCAACGAGTTGCGTCTGTCTGGGCTTCCTTCTGACACGGGGGACGCTGTAGTTAGTTGGACAGCATCCATTACGTAGCCCCCCGACAAAAAATACGTGCTGCACGTAGGGCGTAGCCCGGAGTGCAGAATAGAACAGCCCGCCCCAGCCTGACCAGTGCAGGTTTTTTGCGGGGGGAACTAAGGAGGAACCACCAATGCCAAACACACAGACAACGTGGAGGTTCCTTGCAGTAGACCTAATCACTGGTGTAGTCCGTGAAGAACTCAGCCCACTGAGCGCCACATGGACCCACGAACTCAACCGCGCGGGTTCCATGACCCTTAACTTTGGCCTGTACGACTGTGGACTAACAGAAGCAGACATTTGGCGAACAGTCGTATACGTGGAGCGCAACGGCATTGTTGTTGGTGACGGCATCGTGGTAGGCGGGCAAGGAGACACGGGCTCTGTGCGCATTGGGGCAAAGTCCATGCACCACTACTTGCACAAGCGCGTCATCACCCCCACAGCTACCTACATAAACGTGCCCCAGACACAAATCGTGAAGCAGTTGATTGACACCTACGCAGCACCCAGCGGCATCAACGTGGACGTGCAGGTGCTCACAGAAAACAAGAACCGGGACCGTACCTACTACGGCTATGAGTTCCAGACAGTTGGTTCCGTACTTGAAGACCTGACAGACGTAATCGGGGGGCCAGACATTGAGTTCATTGTTGGCTCGCAAGACGAGGGCTACCCACGAAAGGCAATCGTAGGAGATTCCCTAGGCAGGGACACCGATATTGTCCTAGCCAGTGAAGTCACTTTGTCCAACTACGGGCAAGACATTGACGGCCTAGACATGGCCAACCACGTCAACTCAGTTGGTGCCGGGGAAGAAGAGACAATGCTCGTACAAAGCGCCTCAAGGCCACTCAACGGCAGACCACAACTGGACAAGACGACCAACTACAAGACCGTGGTTAACGCAACGACGCTGCAAGAACACGCTGCTGCTGACGTTGACCTGTACGAAGAACCCTACAACGTGCCCACACTGGCACTGACCAACCCCCAAGACCCCGTACCGGGACAGTGGAGGGCTGGTGACTGGGTGCAGGTCAAGCTCAATGACGGCTGGCTGAACTACAACGGACGTGCCCGCATCATCGGGTGGCGTCACGCCTACGACAGCACCGGCAACGAGTCGATTCAGTTTGACGTGACCAACGAATAACAGCCCCCAAGGAGCAATCAATGAGCACACGCAGAAAGCCAAACACTACCGCTGACCGTCTGGAAGCCATGGAGCGCAGGCTTGCCGGGGTAGAGCGGTCAGCCAACCTTGGCAATTCCTCAATCAGCCAAGGCGACCTGTCGGTACGTGGAGGAACCATCACCATCGCTAACGGTGGCGACCTGATTATCGAAGGTGGCGACCTGACCATTTACGACAGCTTTGGTGGCGTGCTTTTTTCTGGGGGGCCAGCAGGAGTATTCGTCAACGCCACTCTAGAAGTGTCAGGCAATAACCTGACCGTGGACGAAGGCGGCAACATCATCGTAAACGACGCTGGCTCTGTTCAGGTCAACGGCGGCGCACTCAACCTCAACACTGGGTCCATGTCGCTGACAGGGGGAACAGTTAACTTCGACGGTGCTGCGGTAAACATCAACGGGAGTGACTTCACGGTCACTTCCGGGGACATTATTTTGTCCGGGGGAGCACTAAGGTCAGCCAACTACGACGACGTAGCTGAAACCGGCTTCAGCCTGTCCAACACAGGACTGGTTATCCACGAAGGAAGCATCACTGGTGCTGCACTGGTGGACAATAGCGTGTCATGGGCAAAGAGCCAAGGTGGGACGTTGGCTCTCGGAGGTTCCAGCAACGCTCTAGGCAACATGCATGTGCTTGACGCGGACGGCATTGAAACGCTCTTTGAGCTGGACCAGCAGGAGGGCGGCTTCGGGGCGAGCCGCTTCTACGTTGGCGACTTTACAAGCCCTACTGTGGCCCGCCGCGCCACCGGGGGCATCAACATCTACGTCCACGGCACGGCAGGCAACGACAACACCGGGCTAGGCACGGAGGCGTCCCCATACGAGTCAGTGTCCCGCGCCGTGCAGGACATTCCTGATGACCTTGGCGGCCTCGACCACACCATCTACCTGCGCAACGCTGTCACCAACCCGACCGGCCACATTATCCTCGGGGGCAGGTCCAATGGGACGCTCCGCTTCGTCCCCTACGGCACCAGCAACACCCCGATTATGGACGGCGTGACCTTCCATCTGCTCAACAATAGCGGCTTCACGGTCTACATGAACCAGTTCCTCATGAACGCGGGGACGGCGGAAGCGTGCGTCAACGTGGAGGGGTCGGGGACGTTCCTGTGGATGAACGACTGCGTTATCTACGGCAACAACACCATCTCCCACGGCGTTCGGCTCGCTGACGGGGCCAAGGGGCACCTCCGTCTGGTGGACATTTACGGGACGAACTATGACGCCATCCACCTGTGGAAGAATGCCCAGTGCGTCATCGACGCCTGCACGGGGCTGGGTGACCGCTATGGCGTCTACAACGTCGCCTCGACCATGTACGGCGTCACCAGCCAGCCGGGGGGCACGACGAGCAACATTGTCACGACTTGGGGAGGGCGCTCCACGACGCTGACCGTGAACACTGGCACATCGTCCCCACCTCCGGGTCCTGTCAAGACCTCGACATGGGGAGGCAACTGGACTCGCTCGTGGCGTACGTCGTTCAACCACTATCGCGACGACACCCGTCTTATTCAGGGTGAGTGGGGTGGCTACGGCAACCACCGTGGACTCGTTGGCTTTGATGATGCCGCTATTCGCACCGCGCTCTCTGGGCGCACGGTTGACCGTGTGCGCATCAGGATGACACGTCAGGCTTCTGGTGGTTCTTCCGCAGGTGGGGCGCTGGCTTTTTGGACTCACAACTTGTCCAGTCAGCCTGCAAGCGGGAGCGCCAGCGCTCCCGCACTATCCAACTCAAACGTGCCGGGGGTGACATGGGCTTGGGGACAGACAAAGTGGGCTGAATTGCCCGTCAGCCACGGCAACGCCTTGCGTGACAACACGGCCAAGGGCATAGCCATCTACTCATCTTCTGGTACGCCGTACATGCCCATGAACACCTCGGTCATTCTGGAAATCACGCATAGCTAAACACTATTGAACACTAAGGAGGGCCTTATGGCAGCACTTGTTATCTACCGACCTAGCGACAACGAAATCCTGCACGTGGAGCAGAACGTGGAAGATGTGCAACTGGATGGCCAGCACGCTGCCAAGTGGCACATGGGCAGCCTAGAAGCACACCCCAACCTTGTAGATGTAGTTGAGGGTGAGCCTCCAGTGGTTGGGGACACCTACACGGCAACAGTCACTGACAGGGACAAGTACCCAAGCCCTCAGCGTCTTAGGCAGTTGATGAAGACGGCACGTGACCGCATTGTTGCCCTTGAAGCCGACAATGAATTGCTCAAGACACGTGGCCAGCAACTGAACCAGCAAGTGCAAGCCCTTGAGGCAAGGGTTACAGCACTAGAGTAAGGCTAAATTTATCGGGGGGAATAATTTACCCCCCGCAGAAAAACACAAACAGCAATCCCTTCAAGGAGTAAGCCATGCCAGAAATTAATCCATCCTACCTACAGGCAGGCACTCACAGTGCCCTGTCAGACCGCCAAGCGCTCACCACTCTGCTAGCACAGTCTGGTGGTACGCGGGATGCCGGTTCCTTTGCAGTCACTCCCGGTGGCGGCATGGACCTCAGTGTTGCAGCCGGTGCTGGCTGGACTCAGGAAGTTGCCGGTCAGGGCGTCTATCACTTCAGCAGTGACTCCGCTGTCACGCTGACCCTCACTGGGTCTGACTCAGTGAACGGCCGCATTGACCTTGTGGTTGCTCAGGTACACGACAGCACATACACGGGCGACACTGACACGTGGACCGTAGAGGTTGTTGAGGGTGTCGCTGCACCAACCCCTGTCGCTCCCGCACTGCCTGACCGCGCAATGCTTCTTGCCACCGTTGATGTGGCTGCCGGTGTTGCTGCTGTTGGCGCTGGTGAAATCACTGACGAGCGCGTTCAGGGCGCACTGAATACTGACCTGATTGCCAACGTGGGACGACAAATTTCCCTCGGGGGCTTTAAGGTTGTTGACCTAGGGACACCAACCAACGCTACTGACGCAGCCAACAAGGCATACGTAGACAGCGCTGTGCTATCGGACGGATGGGTTGTCCCTACCTTGGCCAACAGCTGGGTCAACTACGGAAGCGTGTACTCCACGGCGGGGTACCGCAGGGATGCGAACGGCGTAGTCCACCTACGTGGCCTTCTTCGTTACGGGACCATTGGCAACCCAATGTTCACTCTTCCTGCCGGATACAGGCCGACAAGCAGTGGACTGTTCGCTGTCGTAGTCAACGTGGGTGGTGGGGCACTTCAGGCTGGACGCTTGGACATTTCGTCAAATGGCCAAGTTGTTCCCCACATCTCCAACCCGTCCAACGGGTTCTTCAGCCTTGACGGTGTTGTCTTCCACACTACCTAGGAGTAACGCCCTTATTTATCGGGGGGAATAATCTACCCCCCACAAAAAACTACCGAAAGAATACACTTGGGGGAATATGCAATGAACACACTACGAGCACAGATGGTGCGCTCCATCCTGTACAGCAGGTTTGAGCCGTACGACCTTGTTGCCTTTCTGCTGATGGCCTATCATGGCTGGTGGCTGATTGCCTACGCAGAGGTATACCAGTCCGTGACCGCTGAAGGCTTTCTTCAGTTGAGTGGGCTGATTGGGATACCCATGCTCATCACGGCAGTCTTTGGGCAAGTGACGATGATATTCGACAACCTCAAGTGGCGAGCTAAGGCAGACATGGCAGCATTGCTGCTGTGGTTGTTCTTGGCTATCACGCTCTGGATGGGCCAATCCTTGCAAGGACCCGCATACGTTGTGTACTTTGCCTTTGCGGCAGTCCAAGGCATCACCTACCTAAACACGAAGGCCCGAGAACACGGGTTTGACCGGGGCGTTCGTACTCCGGTGCTCCGTGACTAGCCATGCAGCACTTGTGGTACTGGACAAGTTGTGGCAATTCGCTTCCTACGTGTCTGACCTCCCATATGCTTCCCCCCAACTAATTGTCCTTGCCCAACAGCAAGCCGGAATTGACACGTCAGTCTGGCTCGCCTTGGGCGGGGCACTTTTTGGTGGGGCAGGGGTAAAGGCCGTAGAGAAGTGGATGAGCCGAACAGAAACTCGCAGCGACTGGGAGAAGAATACCCGGCAAGAGTTGACTGACGACTTGGAAAGGGTCCGCGACGAGCGTGACGAGTTCCGTAACAAGTACTGGGACGAAAAGGAAGAGTTCCTGAACTACAAGTACCCCAAGGAAGGACGGGGGACCAAGGACAGACAGGACAACGACCCAGACATGCAGTAATTATGCCCCCGCGCCATTTTGGTTGCGGGGGCTGCTGCATTGCCCTATTTGTTCTACTTGCTGAAGTAGCCATTGACTAGCCGTGACTAGTCCTTTTGGGCTATCTTTTGGTCGAGTTGTGTGGGCACAGCCCATATACCCACTACATGTAGTGGTATTGCCCTATTTCGGGCACTTTCCAACAGAGCCATTGAGTCCTGCGCGACCTAGCCATTTGACAAAAGGGGGTCGGGTAGTATATACTGGTAAGGAACCCGAAAGGGCTCACCTAGTAGTACGAGGTCAATGACAGTTGACTGCGCAGGAACTGGTCACTCAGAGCCTGCACCGCAGAGCGAGAGAAAGGAACGCTCAAGCCCCTGACTCAGGGAGGGACTAGGTAGAGAGGGGAAGTTGTTAGCCCCGGTACTGTAAAGGTACCGAACACAGCGAGTCAGTAGGGAACTGAGCTATGCCCCTGTACAGGGCGCTTCGTAAGTTCAGAGTGCGCAAGCACACGAATTCTCTCCCGGTTCTTCACCGTTAGCCCTACTGTGTGTCACCCGACACAGCGCATAGCGCACATAGTCTAGTACGAAGAATCACGTGGGTAAGCCACGGACCTAGGGGAGCCACGTGACGCAGCAGTGGCACTACTCATTCCCCGCAAACGAAGCACGCGCTCTAAGAAGAGAACATACCGAGTTGATAAGGACTGGCCCAGTGCCGGTCCTTTTTGTGTTTAGGAAGAGGGGCACTTCACTGTGTCTCTCTTCTTAGCCACAGGGGGGGAAAATTAATGTGCCCGATGGAGTTGGCGGGAGGGTGGGTGCAGGGTCCCGACCTCGCAAGAGCCAACGACGGAGGGTAGGGCTGCTTCGCAGCCCGCGTGGCTTCGCCACGCCATGTTCTGTCAACTCTCAACCAAGGGCACTTGGGGAACCTGATTGCACTGTCCTAGTTGGTACTAACCGCTTGCACCTATTGCTAGCTGTGTACGTAGACTTCCCCCAATTCAGAAGGTGAAGACTGCCCAACAGGACAAAAGAAAAGAACACGCTGTGTGAGCGTTAGCGAAACACAGTAGCCCATTACCCCAACGCCCCCCAGTTTTTGCTGGGGGGCATCCGTATATACAAGGAAAGGACATGACCAACTCAACGAACAACTGCATTAGCCCAGTATGCGACCGCCCAGTACACGCAAAGGACATGTGCTCTGCGCACTACTCCAACCACCGTGCCTACGGTGACAGCGCGCTGGCCAAGCCAATCAAGACCTACAAGAGGGTGGCGGTGCCCGCTGTTACGCCTCCTGCCAAGGTGGAAGGCTCCAAGTTGCTGAACGTGGCAACCTCTGCGTACGCCCCGTTGGACCTGTCTCACTCCATGTACCTGATGCAGCACGGGGCACGTATGCCATCTCTGGATGAGCAGTTCATGCTTGCCCTTGTCAACGAACACGACAAGGAACACATGCGGTTTGGCAAGGTCTGCAAGCGTACATGGAACATGACCCGTGGCCCGCTGTTTGACGACTTTCAGGTTGACTACGTGGTGGCCATGGCCAGTTACGCAAGCATGTACAAGGAACTGGGCTGGGTGGACACCACTGGTTCCCTGACCCGTGAAAGCCTTGAAGCCTACGCAGCAAGCGTGGAGTCCGTGAATATGCGTCTGGCCTCAACAGAGGTTGTGCTGTCAATGCGGTCACGACTGGTCAAGGTCGCAGACAGGCTTGGCCTGAAGCTGACTGCCGAAGGTGAGCAGTACGCCAACGAAGTGCTGCTGCCAGTAGATGCACTAGTCGCCAAGGTCAAGGCTGATGCAGAAGCCCACGCCGTGATTGACGCCAAGCGCTTGCGTGCATGGGGAATCATGCAGCCTGAACTGCGCAACCCCAGCACTGGTGTCCACAAGGTTGGCTAGTACGTGCCCCCCGGTAAAAAAAGCCGGGGGGCCGTTCTGTGCGCTGACTGCACACTGGGACCTAGCCAAATCCTAGCCAAATGCTTCGCTGCTCTCACCTCTCGCACCGCTGGCGGAATAGCCGAATTTGGTACTTAGGCAGGGGGTTTACGCCACGGAGTGGCCTGCAAATCCTCTATTCACGGGTTCGATTCCCGTCCCCGCCTCGCACGGAAACACGCCCCTACAGGCCCTAAACAGGCTTGTGGGGGCTTTTTCTGTGTACGGTGATTCTGCCTAGGTCACTGGGCCAGCCAAATCCCAGCCAAATGACTTGGAGCGCACCGTGTCGATTCGCAGAACGAGCAGTGGCAAGTACCAAGCCCGCGTGATGCTTGACGGAAGGAGCCACAGCGCAACCTTTGAAGGCCGCTCAGAGGCTCGTGAGTGGGAGGAAGACCTGAGGGCTAGGCAACGGGTGACTGGGCTGCCCAGCGCGCTCACAGTGGCCTCCTACGTCCCCCAGTGGCTTGCTGGCTACGAGTCAGGCCCCGCTGCCACGTTGAAGTTCCACGAAACCAACTGTCGGCTGTATCTGGTTCCCGCGCTGGGAGACTGGAAGGCCAGCACGGTCAAGCCGTCTGACGTAGCAGCCATGCTTGACGACGTGGGGGAGCGGGTGAGTGTGGCCAAGGCTGACAGCGTGTACCGCACTGCCAGTGCCTTGTTCAGTTCCATGGAGGCAGACGACGTGGTGTTGAAGTCCCCTGTGCGTTCCAAGCGACACAAGCCACGCAGGCAGGCTGAACCGAAGGTGGCTCTGGAAGCGGGGGAGTTGAAGGTTCTACTTGCCTCCCTCAGAAAAAACTGGGGGGAAGAGTCATGGCAAGCAGACACAGCCACATTGCAGGCGTTCACTGGTGCCCGCTATGGGGAAATAGCTGGGCTGACTCCCCACGACGTGTCACAGGGGACCGTGGTTGTTCGTAGGCGTTGGTCCGCGAGTGACTACACGGTGCGTGCCACCAAGAACCATCGACTAAGGAAAGTTGCGCTGCCGAGCGCAGCGAAGGCAGTAGCCAACCGCCTGAAAATTCTGAGGGGGGAAGTAAAGAAGCTCCCCTCCCTTAACGACAAAGAAGTAGACGGCACACAGTATGACGGCCTATGGCTGGTGCAGACTGAATCGGGCAGACCACCCAACCTGCCTACCTACAACAACGCCCTACGTGAAGCAGCCGAGCAGAATGACCTACCCCACGTGTCCAGCCATGTGCTCAGGCACACCTACGTATCCCTTGCCATTAAGGCTGGCTTCACCGCCGAGCAAGTCAGTCAAGTTGTGGGATGCACGCCCCAGACACTGATGAAGGTGTACGCGCATGTTCTGACCGAATCCTCGCGGCCCTTTGCTGATGCCATGGACCGCATGATGGCCTAGGAGGCCCTGTGTGTCCGCGTGCGAGGCGCTAATTAAATACTGGTGTGCCGCTATACCCCAAGCCCTGCGATTTGATTACGGCCACACAGAGCCTTCTGCCTGCACGAGTACCCCAGACTGTGTAAGGAATAAGCATGGGCGCTGGCGAAGCCAGTGCCACCCCCAGTTGACAACAAATAGGCACAAACTAGATGTGCTCTATTGGCCCCAAAGCCTACAGGATGTAGGCGTTTGCTTCATAAAGGCGCACTCAGTACAATGGTGAGTAGCAAGGAAGAGCACACCACAAAATAGGAAGGAAAGCACCACCAAGGAGGCAGGACAATGGACAAGGAACAGAAGACATGTCGGGTAACTAGCGAAATCGCAGGCGACTGCAACCGCCCAGTCCATGTGCAGTACAAGCAACTCTGCTCTGCACACAACATTCGGTTCGACAAGTTTGGTGACGTGCAAGCAGACGTGCCAATCCGTCGCAGGAAGTCGGGTGACACCAAGTGCAGTATCGAAGGCTGTGACTTCCTCCACTACGCCAAGGGTTGGTGCCAAGGCCACTGGCAGCGCAACCGCACTTACGGGGACCCCGAAGGTGGCAGCAGCATCAACAACCGGACCACAGAAGAATGCAGCGTAAGCACTTGTGACAGGCTTCAGTACGCCAATGGACTCTGCCGGGCACACAACGAGCGAGTTGTTACGACTGGCTCAGTCCGTGCAGATGAACCAATCGCCAACAGGTGCTACAACCAGTAAAGAGAAACACCCACCAGCAAGACAAACAAAGGAGCAACAACAAATAAACCCCAGCGGCAACGAGCCGCAAGGACAAGCGACTATGAATCCCACACCACTCATGCAAGCACTCACACTAATCAACGAGCACCAGCGCACGAAGGAAGCCAAGGCAGAGCAGGCAGCCAAGGCCACAGACCCAAACATTGACGACGTAATCGAATTCATGGAAACGGGCAAGAGCGACAAGTTTTTCCGGGGGGCAGTAGTTAAGGATAACACACTAGACAAGGAAGGCTACGCAACCCCGGCAGCCCATACTGCAACAACGAAGAGCCACACCGCACCAGAGCCAACAACTCCAAAGTGGGCCAAGGTTGAGGGAGAGCTAATCGCAGTGAAGGCCCACGTGATTAACCACAACTGGCCTACACCACACAGCGAGGATGGGCTAGACGTAATCCTTGCCGAACTGCTAATCATGACAGGCCCTCACACAGGCCACTTCACTCCCATGGCCATCATCTTCCCCCGCGTATTGTTCTGGCAGCTTAGCCAGAATATGGGCGAAGTAGTGGTTGGAAGACTAGCCAAGGGAGTTGCCCGTGACGGCTGGATGGCTCCGTGGACTCTGGAGACTCCAAGCGACGAAGATGACGCCGTAATTGATTCCACAGTATGGCCCAGTGACGAAGAACCAGTGTACGCAAGGGGGGATGAGTGATGGGTATGTTTGCTGTAATAGCCCTATACGTATACGTTGGGTACATACTTACTGGCCTGCTAATCGAAGCCTACGAGCGCTACCAAATCAAGCAGGAGCTTAAGGCCCTGCGCAAGGAACGAATCCAGAGGAAGAACGCCCAAATCTGGGAAAGCCTTTGGGCACCCCCCACCACCACAAAGAAAGGACCACAAGGAGCAGCCCATGTCCAGCCAGAGCCCCGGAGCGATGCACGCAACGCTCGTATCAACGCTTGACCAGCTTCAGTCATATGCACTGGACGTGAAAGAGGGAAGGCGTGGCGCACCCATAAACCACACCCTGTCGGACAATCCAGAGGCCTTGGTTCTTGCGTCAGAGTCTGTGATGCACAACTTCACCAAGGGCCTCATGCAGGTGAGAGCAGACCTGACGACCCCAGTGCTCAACAGAGAATTGATGGATGAGGGCGAACTGCCCATGAGACAGCCGAAGTCGTACTACCACCCGGCATTCACAACGTACGTCGGGCTACTGGTTGGGGACATTCAGTGGCTTAGCAATCTGCTGGTCACTTGGGTCAATGCCCAGCCAGAGCACGAGTACGCCACCATAGCCACGAGCAATGCGTATGACGAATTGTCTGAGGCAAACAAGGCCATCAAACGAATGGGCAGATACTACCTTGATGGGCAGACGTTCGACGTAGCCCAGTGTGAGGAAGAGGAATGCAGAGCGGTTCCCGTGAAGCGTGGGTTGTGCCTTGAACATAGCAAGTTGTGCAAGAAAGAAACGTGTGACGATGACGTGTATGCCAAGGATAAGTGCGAGCGCCATTACCGTAGAGACTACATGCGTGCATACCGCAAGCGTAATCGTCAGTGCCAGCCCACTCGACCAGTAACAATGAGGGCGCTAGGTGGGCATGTGTAACGATAGATTCGTGGCCATACTGTACTATGATAGTACGGCACAAAGTTAAGGTACTGAAATATGGCAGGGGGACGACGGTCCCCCTGCCGCTGTTGCCATAGGCAGCTCCAAAGATTGCAGCGACTGTGCCAACTCTAGGCACACTTACGCTGCTAAGTGCCCCCGGCAGTATTCATCCTCATGTGGTGTGGGACTGTTACTGCTCCTGCCGGGGGCCATTCTTTACTGTGCTACCCAGACAGGAATTTTATTCGGGGGGAAGATAGTCGATGTATACGACAAACACCTGTCCATTCTGTGGAGCAACTAACACAGTGGCCTTCGGGGCTTCTGCCTTTGAGTGCATCGCTTGCACCCGCACAGTGACCCCAAGCCACCAGATGACAACGCACGTATGTGTCGCTTGTGGCAAGCACAACAACGTGTCGCAACAGATAGGGTTCAGGTGCGTACGGTGCGAGGCAGTCAACTGGATTGACTAGCCCCCCAGAAATAAATGAAGAGGACACGGCGTGGGCGTAGCCCACGCACATACAGGGAGACAACAGATGGGCTATTACCTACTAGACAACAGAAACCCCAACCGTGACATGTTCTATACCTCACGGAACAAGGCACTTGTAGGCGTGGTGGTGCATTGCACCGCTGGCTTGGAAGACCTCGACTTTATCGGTACCGACCACAGCGCAGAAAACACTGCAAGGTATGCGGCAACCACTTCGCGCGCAGTCTCATGGCACTCAGGGAACGACTCTGACTCTACAATTGAACTGCTGCCAGCGTCCTACACAGGATGGCACTGCCGTGGATACAACAGTTCAACGTATGGGCATGAAATCTCCAAGCGCCACATGGTGTGGTCAAGCATGCCTGACCGCTGGGTAACTGAAACGCTTACCCGAGCAGCAAAGCACATGGGAAAGATTGCCAGAGAGAACGGCATTCCCGTACGCAAGATTACCAAGACGCAACTCGACAAGGCCATTGCTGCTGGCAACCCATCAATGGGAGGCTTTGTCGGACACAGAGAGCTTGACCCAACCCGTCGCACTGACCCCGGAGCCGACTTCCCATGGGACCGCTTCCTGTCAATTGCGCAATCAACCACAACGGAGGAAGAAGATATGCCTACAGTAGAAGAGATTTGGGGCGCAAAGGTAGGACGTGGCGACAACCGCCGCAGTCTTGCTGAAGTGCTCGTCAACGCAGAACGCGATGCAGCAATCGCCCGAGCACTAGCCGAGCGTGCAGCCAAGGGTGACACCCTTACTGACGCCCAGATGGCAGCGGTAATTACAGCTGCGGTCGTGGCCGCGAAGTATGCCCCGTAACAACTACGCAGGATAAATTTACCGGGGGGGAGTGATGAGGGTTTGTGCTGAAGTAAATTGCCCTACCATCACAGAAGAAAGCCGCTGCCCAGAACACAAGCCCGCCCCATGGGCAAACAGTTATACCGGGGGGGTAAGAACAAAAGGTACCGCCCTAACAAAGAGAAACAACAAGGTGTACGCACAACACCAACAAGGAACAGACGCACAAGGCAACCCACTATACAGGTGCCACGTCTGCCACCGCCCCGGCCCCCGGTCCCGCATGGAGATTGACCACATCAAACCTGTGGCTGAACGCCCGGACCTAGAAGACACCCCCGCCAACCTAGCCCCCATTCACTCCACCCCTTGTCACGTAACCAAGACCAAGGCAGAGGCTGCACGCGGCAGGGCGCGTACGCACGCACGCACACGCAGCGCACACACACGCAGACGAACGTCGCGCAATTAACTGAGCGCAACGAGAACAAAACAAATCGCCCAACAGACATTGCTGGTGTATACGTTGAAGTCTCCACGAAAGCTTGTGTACGGGATAGCACGTCCCCCCGTTATGCGAGGGGTGGCAGGGGTCCCCCAACAAGGGACGCCAAGAACCGTTGAAGTCTGCCCCTTAGGGCGCATATAGGTCGGGTGCGTTGTACAAGTTGAACACAAAACGCAAAGCAAAGGAGCCAACATGCCTACGGGACCAGCGCCGAAGAGACAGGAAGAGCGCATCAACAGGAACAAGAAGGCTGCTGGCGAATGGCAGGACGTGCCGAACGAACTGTACACAGGTCCAAAGCCACCCAAGCCTGCTGGCCTTTGCGACTACGCAGAGCAGTGGTGGGACTTGGTATGGCTCAATCCCGTGGCCAACAAATGGACCAGCGTTGACCGCATGGAGGTTGTGCGGCTGATAATGCTTGCCGACACGATTGGCCGTGACGAGGGCGACCCGGACACTGGCGCTCCCAACCGAGCAGGCTGGGTAGACACGAAGTTCTCCCAGTTGCTGCGCTTCCTTGCGCTTACCCCAGACGGCCTACGTGACAGGCGCTGGGAATTGACGGAACAGGAAGTCGCTGACGAGCGCAGCGAGGCAGTAGTAAACACAGACGACGCACGATGGGACAATCTAGCGAACAGGTTCAACAACTAGGGGCAATAGACTCCCCCGCAAAAAAAGTCGGGGGACGTATGGACAAGTACCGACTAGCAAAAGCTACTGGTGCTTGGATGGAACAACACCTTGTAGTACACGACAAGCCCCACACACCCTTCCGCCTGACTGACGAAATGGCTGAGGTGCTGTTCCACGTCTATGAGTTGGACGCATGGGGCAACCGCGTGTACTACGGCGCACAAATGACGTGGCCAAAGGGCATGGGCAAGTCGCCATACGCTGGCGCGTTCTGCGCTGCTGAAGCATGGGGACCACCCGCACCAGCAATGCCCAACATTCAAGTTGTGGCATTCTCACAGGCTGCCGCTGGCAACACGTGGGACGCCCTACGGGGCATGGTGGACCCTGCCAACGGTGCCAAGGGCTTTGCCGGTATCGACAGCGCCAAGACGCGCATTCTCGACGGCCCAATCAAGCTGGAGCCCGTGACGGCTTCATCAAAGACCCGTCGTGGTGCCCGCGTGACCTTTGCAGTGCTTGACGAAGTATCAATCTGGCAGGGCTCACAGGGACACGACCTGTGGGACGAGGTGACAGCCAACCTGACAAAGACTGGTGGCTGGTACTTGGAAACCACCAACGCCTTTGTTCCCGGTGAGGACTCTGTAGCCGAGCGTACATGGATGGAGGGCACAGAAAATCAGTCGGGGGTCTATATTAGCTGGCCCTCAGTACCAGACGCACTAAAGGTGGAAGAAGAAGAACTCAAGGACGAACACAAGGTACGCAGGGCACTCAAGGCCGTCTATGGCGGCTCACACTGGGTGCCTATTGACGCCATGGTGGCCAAGGCTGCCTCAGGTCGCAACAACACACGCTTCCGTCAGGACCACTTCAACGAGCGCGTCATTCCCGAACACAAGTTCATTGACGTGCGCGTATGGGACAAGCTGACAACTGGGGACCTCATTCCCGGTGAGCCTGTAGTAGCAGGCTTTGACGGTGCTGAGCGCGAAGACAGCACAGCACTTGTGGTGCAAGGCCTTGAATCAGGCGTACTCAAGCTGTATGGCCTGTGGGAGAAGCCTTCTCACTTGACTGACTGGTATGTCCCCCGCGAAAAAGTTGACACCCGCGTGTCACAACTTTTTGAGGGGCACGAAGTTAAGCGTATGTACGTAGACCCTCCATATTGGAGAAACGAACTGGTCCGTTGGCAAGAATCCTACGGCCACGACGTGGTTATCGCTTGGGAGAACTCACGTACAACCCAGATGACTGCTGCAATTGAACGCTTTGAGGAAAGTGTGCGACAGGATGACCTGATTGTGCATGCCAATGGCGACCTGCGCAGTCACGTGGCCAACACACAGAAGGTGTCAGCCGGACGAGGCGGGCACGGACTGGCCTTGTACAAGGAACACAAGAACTCGCCCAAGAAGATTGACGCTTGCGTGGCTGCTGTTGTTTGCCACGAAGCATGGGCTGACCAAAAGAAGGCGTCCGGCAAGTCAAAGACCAAGGAACCGGGCAAGTTGATTGTTGGGTCCTACTTCTAGCACGTACCAACGAATAAAGGCTTACACGAATAGCGGGCCACGCGCCCATGGAGTAAACACAATGGGTGCAATTAAGTGGCGCGACAAGGATGGAGGCATTCTGGTTGACCAGTTGGCAAAGCTGGACGGCGAAGCAGACGTTCTGGGTCTACTGGGCAACATGTCTGGGCAGATTGGTGCCATAGACGAGCCCTTGTCCTACTACGAAGGGACCTACCCACTGCCTGAGGTGTCTCCAGAGGCTTCACGTGTCTACCACATGTACAAGAACCTGAGTAGGCGTCCATGGGGGCGATTGATTGTTGACGCCCTCTCAGAGCGTCTGGACGTGTCCAAGGTCAAGGTGACCTCTGAGGCGCAGGGATTTGACGTTGATGCCTTCTGGAAGCGCTCCCACATGCGTGCCTCTCAGGGCATTGCTCACCGTGAGCAGGTAGCAGCTGGGCTTGTGTACTTCCTTGTCTGGCCAGATGCCAATGACCAGCCCATAGCCACTGTTGAGAGCGCCAAGCAGATGAGCCTACTCAAGGACGTTAATGGCAGGCCATACATGGCCGCCAAGCTGTCCGAGGAATTCGGTAAGCCACGTCTTGACGTGTGGACCGCTCAGGCTTGGAGCGTCTACGAAATCAAGGAACGCAAGACTGAGAATGACCAGTGGGTGCTGGTTTCTGAGGAAGAAAACAAGGCAGGCATGATGCCCGTTGTGGCCATGCCGTACAGGCCAACCCTGAGGCACCCAGAAGGGCGCTCTGAACTGATTGACCTGATTCCTGCGCTGCGCTCAGTTGACCGCATCACCATGGAAATGCACTTGGCCGCCCACGTGGCTGCCTACCCACAGCGCTGGGTTGCTGGTGTCAAGGCTGACCCCAACGACCCAAACCCATGGAAGCAGGCAATTGACGGCGTGTTCATGTCTGACGACCACGACACGAAGTTTGGCAACTTTGAGTCGGTGGACACCAAGCAGTACGTGACGTTGATTGACGCAGAGATTGCCAACTTGGCAGCGCTAAGCCGTGTGCCAAGCCAGTACCTGTTGAGCGTGTCGCTTGCCAACCCGCCTAGTGAGGGCTCAATCAAGGGGCAAGAAGGCCCACTGATTGCCAAGCTATCTGAGGTTCAGGAAGCCAACACTGACGTGTACCAGAAGATTGTTCGTGTTGCCGCTGCCTTTTCGGGTGTCGCCAACGCCAATGAACTGGACGTGCAGGTTATGTGGTCACCACTGAGCACAGACAGCCTTGCACAGCAGGCAGACGCCATGACCAAGTGGGCTTCAGTTGACGAGAACATCCCGATTGAGTGGATGATGCGTCAAGTTGGAGTGGACGAAGAAGTCATTGAGCAGTTCAACAACCAGCGCATGGCGCAGACGTTGTTGAACGACGACGGACCTTCAGACCCTGCCATCGCTGCCGCTCTACAAATCGTGACCAACCAGCCAACGATTCTGGACAGCATGATATTCGCTGACCTCGTTGCCCAGTTGCGTAACGGTGGAGTCGAGTAGCACACAGTTTGACCGCTGAGCAATGAGCAGGCGTTGCCCAGTGGTCAATTCCCCACACCCCCGTGGGAGGGCACACAGTCGCTTCTCCGGGGAGTGTAAATACAGCGGGTAGCCAGACTACCCCCAGCCTGCACGAATTGATTAGGAGGGCTCACGTGGCCGTTATCGAAGAGCAAAGCACACGAGTACAGCAGGTATACAGCAGGCGCTTGCGCAATCTGATTGCCCGCACTGAGTACATGGTGCCAAAGCGATGGAACCAAGCCTTCACAACCGTTGACCCGCTGGACTATTGGTACACGGTAGGCGTTCCCGCACTGGAAACAATTGGGGATGCCACAGTAAGCCTCACAAGAGGTTATGCACAGGCAGAAACAGGGTCGATTGCTCAGACAGGAATTGACTTGGACCGTTTTCGCGCGGGGCTGAACATTATGGCCACACACACCCGTGAAGACGCACAGGGACTTGGTAGCTGGCTTGGCGGTCAGCACAGCCGTGACTTGCAGTGGATAGCTGGTGAAACGCTTGATGCGTCCAGACCAGACCTTGCAAAGGTACGGACACCAAATCCGTCCGCGTGTGACTTCTGTAGGACAATCGCCACACGTGTGTACAACAACATCAACGAAGTAAGTGTTCATGCCTCATGCCGCTGTGGCTGGGGCTACATCAACAAGTAACCCCCCAGAGTTGCTAGACGCAGCCAAATTTATTCGGGGGGAACATAAGGAGCTATTCATGTCAACCACAGACGCAGACACCGGGAGTGTCGCTGAACAGGAACAGACCAACGAACAAGCAAAAGACGGTGCCGCAGGCACCGACCAAGAGCAGACAGAGCAAGAAGCAGAACCTGAAGCAGGCAAGCTGCCTGACGAAATCTGGGCACAACTGCCTGATGAAGCCAAGGGGCTGATTAAGTCCTTGCAGGCCAACAGAGGCGATGCAGCCAAGTACCGCACTCAGCTTAGAGAAGTTGAGCAGTCGGTTGAGCAGCTGAACACCAAGGTAAAGGAAGCAGAGGATGCCCGAGCACAAGCTTTGGCAGACAACGAGGCAACAAGCGTCAAGGTCAAGCAGGATTTGCTTAAGGCCCGCGTTGAAGCTGCCGCTGCCGCTGCGTTGAAGCACCCCAGTGACGCACTCAAGTTGCTGGACTGGGACGACGTGGACGCTGACGACCCTGTGGCCATCAGTAACAACATTAAGGGGCTCGTAGAGTCCCGCCCTGACCTTGCCAAGTCAACGATTACGCCCACACCTCGTGGTGCGCAGGCTGACACAGGCAACAAGAGTTCATGGGCAAGGGAAATCGGCTGACGCAGTTAGCAAATCGCCTAGCCCAAGCAATCAAGAAACAAGCACGCAGAGTGCCCCGGTGGCACATGCATGAGCAACAAGACTGAGCCGCTTGACGTGGCCCTACTCACAGACAAAACCCCGAAGAAAGGGGAACCCGTGAACTAACGGGACACATTAAGGAGGCAATCATGCCCACTACATACTCAAATCTTCTGCCTACAAACGTGGCAGACACAGTAATCAATCGGGTCCGTGAGGACTCTGCGGTTATGCGCGCGGCAAACGTCCGTCGTATGGCTGCTGGCCAGACTTCGCTGCCTGTTCGTTCAGTGCAGCCTACTGCTTCATTCGTAGCAGGTGTCGGTGGACGTAAGCCTACCGCCACGCTGGAATGGGACCGTGAGCTTCTGGTTCCCGAGGAAGTTGCACTAGTCGTGCCCGTTCCTCACCTGTTCGTTGAAGACAGTGACTTCGACATTGACGGCGAAATTGAAGACGCTCTGGTTACGGCGATTGTCCGTGCCATTGACGCTGCCGTGCTCTTCGGAACTGGTGCCCCTGCATCGTTTGGTGCAAGCTTGCTGGCCCGCGCGGGAACTCCGTTGCAGCCTGCTGCTGCTGGCAACATTGCCGAAGCCATGTCAGACGCCTTTGCGCAGGTTGAAGCCGCAGGTGTCTTCCCAACTGACGTTCTTGCTGGTGCTCGCCTGACTGGTGCTCTCCGTCGTTACGCCTCAATTGATGGCGCGATGGTTGACCCTTCAGAAGCATTCGGTGTTGACGTGACCAAGGTGGCCAACTGGGCCGCTGACCCGGTTGCAGACGGCATTGTTGGTGACTTCAGTCACCTGCTCTTGGGTATCCGCAACGATATCCGCATTGTCAAGTCTGACTCTGGCGTGCTGACTGACGGCGCTGGCGTAGTTACCTACTCCGCGTTCGAAGACAACGTGACGCTCTACAAGGCGTACATGCGTGTCGGCGTGGCCGTTGCCAGCACTGTTGACGGGAGCGTTCCGTTCGCCAGCGTTGAAGTGACTAACGCTGCGTAATCCAGCAACAACATAACTAACTAGGGGCGGGGGGAGTGCCTACCGCACTCCCCCCTACCCGCACACTCGCAGGAGAACATTCATGGCCTATGCAACCGCAGCAGACCTGCAAATCCTTGTGCCTGACATTAGCACTGTACGTGCTGACGGAGCACTGGCTTTGGCCAGCACAGTAATTGACGCATATGTCAGTGCTGGTGATGGAACAATTCCTGCCACCGCACCAAATGGCGTACGAGTAGCCAACCTAGTCATGGCCCACAGGATTATTTCCGTGGGGGAAAGTCTAGGCACCTCAAAGCAGGAAGCAATTGGTGAATACTCGTATCGGGTGGACGGCTTCAGCACTGTAGAAGCTGCGCTCACCCTTGACTCAGGGCTGAAGGACTTGCTCTCAGTAGTCATGCCAATCGCAAGCGGCAACTCCGGGCTGTCCACGCTGTTCACAACGAGCAGAGGGCTGACCTACGACATTGGCTCATACTGGTACGACGACCGCTGGGTCTAAGGAGGCTGACATGCTCAGGGGATTCGCTCTACAAGAGGCAGACATTTACTCGCACGAAATAACCACTGACGAGTACGGCAACAAGGTAAGTGGAGTTACTGCCACTCCCACAGGAATGTATTTGGGTTGGCTGGAACAAACAACTGCCACTGAAGTAACCATTGGTCAGGACACGCAGGTGTCAGACTGGCTATTGGTGCTCACAGACCCAGCCGCAGTAGTCACAGGCCGTGACGAAATTGAGGTTGAGGGTGCCCGCTACAAGGTGGTAGGCAGGCCTGACGTGAAGCGCACGTATCGTGGACCGCATCACGTAGAGGTAAGGCTCACGTTCATCAGCTAAGCAACAGCACAAATTTATCGGGGGGAACAAATGGCGAAGAAGAAGTTCACCTACAACAAGGCAGCAGAGACAGAAGTAGCCAAGAGCGCTTCCGCCAAGGCGTACATGGGCAACGTAAGCCGTGCAGTGGAACGTTCAGTGCAGGCAGTTGCTCCACGTCGCACAGGCCACTACAGGCGCTCCATCGTGGTGGGAGTGGAACTGACCAGTGAAGGCTGGAAGGCCCGCGTGGGCAGCAACGACCACTTCTGGCACCTTGTCGAGTTCGGCAGTGTCAACAACCCAGCATACGCACCATTGCGTAGGGGTATGGCCCGCGTAGTCAAGCGGACAAAGAATACCTGACCCCCCAGCAAAAACAACAAACGAACCACAAGGAGTAGGACATGGCTGGCTCAATGTATGGCAGCGTAGTACAGCAACTTTGGTCGGGGGGAATAGATTACCTCAACGACACAATCCGAGTAGCACTGGTAGACAATGCCTATACACCGGACCAAGACAATGACGCCTACTTCAGTGAAGTAATAGTGAATGAAGCGTCTGGCACTGGCTACACGGCTGGTGGACGGGCGCTGGCAAACAAGAGCGTCAGCTATACAGCAGCAACCAACACCCTCAAGCTGGACGCGGACGACATTGTGTGGGTCAATACCACCCTTGCCGCTCGCTACGCAGTTGTCTACAAGGACACAGGGACACCGGCCACGAGCAATCTCATTGGCTACTTGGACTTCAGCGTGGACAAAGAAACAAACGACGGAGACTTTACCGTGGTCTGGTCCACTAGCGGGGTCATTTCCCACGGAGTCGTGTAGGCAAACATGGGCGTGGTGCGAAGCACCACGCAGGGGTGGCTACGCCACCCCCACCAGCTACAACGCTCTCAGTGCTCCTGTGACAAATCCACTGAGCGGGGTATACGCACGTACCAGTAATTAATTAGCGCTGCTTAGACGGGCACACAGGAGCCTTACTGAGGAAGCTAATGCCCTAGCACTACCCAACTTTTACCGGGGGGACAGATACCCCCACATAGCAATGAACAAACACAGGCCTTACGGCCAAGGAGAATAGACCATGCCAGTTACAGCCCCAGGAATTAACCTTATGCTCGACGCACTGGGAGTAGAAATCGGTAATGCATCCCTGCACACCGCTGACCCTACTGCCACAGGCTCAAACGAAGTGGCCGGGGGAACTTATGCCCGTCAGGCCATCACGTGGAACGCTGCCTCAGCATCCAACCTCGACAGCTTGAACCAGCCCGTCTTTGACGTGCCGGGTGCTACCACTGTCACTCACTGGGCCGTCTGGGACGGACTTGGTACGACCGTGATGGCCTACGGTGCCCTGTCCGCTTCTGAAACGTTTGGTGCTGATGGTACCTACACGTTGACTGACGCTGACATTTCAGGTAGCTAATCATGGCTATCCGCTTCCGCGCAACCCTGCACTTTAGTGCAGGGTCGGGGATGGCACAGTGGTGTACTGACCAGATGGCTGTGCGCATGGGCATGGCCTTTCACCTGAAGGCAGGAACCCCTGAGCAGGAATTGTCCTTCTCAGGGGCAGATGGCGAAACCTTCAAGTGTGACGTCTTTTGGCCTGAAGACAGGGAAGACCTAGCAACCGACACCATTGCAACACTGCAAGCGGTGACGGCATGGCTAAAGCCTGACGACCCTGACCCATTGAGTGAAGTGCAGTCAACCATGGACTGGCACTACTGCACTCACGACAATACAAGTGACCTGCCTTGCACGCTGGAATGGCAGTGGACCAACAGCTAAACAAGCGGGAGGGTTAATCAATGGCAACGCTCCCAATCCTACGCCCAGCTACATATGTCACGGGCACTGAAGTAACCACTACTGCCGTAGGCAACGTCAACGACGCGAGCGACACTACGTTTGTTCGCTCCAACGTGGGTAACAACCTCAACGGCCTGTGGCGCTACTCCCTAGCCGACACGCCTGCTGACTTCGTCAGCATGGACACCTTCACCATGAAGGTACGTGCTTCCCTGTCTGCCACAGGTAACGACACTTGGACTGCCAACCTGCACCTGACGGATTCGTCAGGGGTCACGCTGCATACCATCCCAGCAACACAGGTAGTCTCAGGAACGGCGGCTGCCACCTACACGTTCACTGGTGCAATGCCAGCCACGAACACCAAGACAGTATGGGACGACGCCCAGATTGTTGTTGACTTCACCAACGTAAAGCTCCAGTCTCCTGACGGCAACTTCTTCAAGGTCTACGACATTTGGGTTGAGGGGACGTATACCACCGCTGGCCCACCGGCCCTCAGTGGTACTGCTACAACAAGCGTTGCGTTCAGCCTGTCGAGCACTGGCGTAAGGGTTGAACCCCCCCCAGTAAAAAGTGGTACAGCCACCACGACTGTCGCGTTCACGACAGTTGTCACTGGGGAGGGGCCACCGTTTGCTGGGACATATCAGGAAGCCATTGAGGCCCCTGCGGCAACCCTGTTTCACGACATTGACCCGGACACGCTGACTTCCAAGCCCGGAACTAGCTCTTGGGGCTACACGAATGTTGGTGCAACAAAGGGTACCGCTGACACTCCGGGTACTGCAATCTCCCACAGCTATGCGCTTGATGGGGTTGATGACCGCTTCCAAGACAATGGCTCTTCGGACATGCCACTGTACTTCTTTGACAACAGCATTACGGACTTCTCGTTTGGTATGTGGGTCAAGGTAGACACGTGGACTTCCGGTAGGCAAATCTTGGGGAATGTGTCTGCCTTTAACCTTACCAATGAGGGCTTTGCGCTGAAGCTTGGCGCTGCCGGAGATTTTGAGCTTTCGTGGCGCCTTGACGGAACCCGTCATGCAATTACTGCCTCATCGTCTGTCGTTGCTGGCGAGTGGTTCTTGGTCATGATTCGTCGTGACGCCGACACTGGGGCTGGCAGTCCGAACACGAAGCTTGACATTGTGAAGAACGGAACAATTGAGAACGTCCTCAGCAATTCCGACGGAGCAGCAGGCTCTCTCTATTGGAATGGGGCAGGTCCCTTTGGCGTCGGGGCTCAGTACTCGATTACGGATTCAGTGTGGAACCTGCACAGCGATATTGTTGTGTCCCCCGGATTTGCATGGGACGGCGTAATTACCGACGCGAACGTTGAAGACATTTGGACGGCCCGCAACACGCTGGTGTCAGGCATTAATGGCACAGCCAGCGCAAGCGTTGCGTTCAGCTTGTCAAGCACTGGTGTGGCAGTTATCCCTCTCAACGGGACAGCGACCACAAGCGTTGCGTTCACTCAGAGCACAACTGGCTCTGTGGGACTGTCTGGCTTTGTGTCAGAGACAGGAACGTTCAGCCCAAGCATTACGGGTGCAGGACAGCGTGACGGCCTTGTCTCAGCGACAGGAGCCTTCAGCCCTAGCACTACAGGTGCAGGACAGCGTGCTGGCCTTGTGGACGCCTCTACGGCCTTCACAGGAGTCGCTACCGGACTAAAGGAAACTGGGGGACCAGTAACTGCTGCCAGCACATTCAGCCTGACTTCCTCTGGGAGTGCGGTTGAAGCCGCTGCCGGTGATGCAGACACTACGGTGTCCTTTGCTGCCGCAGTTACAGGAGCAGCGCTAAAGGCGGGAACGTCCAGCACTACTGCTGTGCTCACTACCCAGACACAGGGATTTGGCGGAAGAGTTGGCGCAGCCAACGAAGCCGCTGTTTTTGTCGGGGGGACAGTAGG